CACCTGCTTTGTCCCTGCTGCTGTCAGTCTGCCGATTGTAGCGGTCTGGGCAGCCTGTGAGAGCAAGCCTTGTGGCATATTCAGCAAGTAGTTCTCAGCATCGGTCAAAGACGCGAACGTAAGCACGCTGTCAAAGCTGACAGTCGTGCTAGAACCACCACGAAAGAACTGATCGAACTGATCCTCCTCGATGTATTGCACCTGCTGGAAGCCGGGCTGTGAACCGATGCGGAAGTTCGACGTTTCGCTTCTCTGACCGTCGCCACCAGCGAGGTCGTAAGCAATCGCGCCGCGCTGAAGTCTTACGAACATGGCTTAGGAGACTGCTCCGATTTGGAATAGTGTGACTGGTGCGCCTGTGCTGAATGTGCGCTTGGCGCTCATGGTGAGCGTGCCAAGGCGATTATCAGCTGCGGAGAAGTTGCGTTGCAGTTCGGTGACTTGCACTGCTGCTGCGTCGAAGTTCAAGCCGCCGACAGTCGTCGTCGAGATGTCGAGCGCGCTTACTGCCAAGTCTGAGCCAGCGGCGAGGTTGTCAAAGAACGTGTCGAAGTCGAGTTGATCAATGCCTGTCGGAATACATGTGATGTTGCATCCAAGATTGCCCATGCTCATATCGACCGTGCCGATGCCGTCAACTACTACTGGGTTGAGCGATAAGTCAAAGCTGATCTCAAAGCCTTCAGCGCTCATGAATGGATCAAGTGCGCCAAGTGTCGCTGTGTAAGGAGCGGTTACGATCAAAGAAGGATTGAACGCTGTGCCGATGCTCGCGCCAGTTGTGGTCGTGTAGTAGTCTGCGATGTTCTCAGGATCACCGTCTTTTTTGAGCAAACCAGTGAACTGCACGCTTCCGAAAGATGTTTTCGTGGCGCTGCAAGAAATGGTCGGCATCTGCGTGATTTGAGCGTTCAAGATCGTGTAGGTCTTATCAGCTGACACAATCACAAGCGCCTTGTCGGTCGATCCGTAAATGCTCGCGCCCATCGCGGTGTTACCGTGCGGGAATAGAACTGCAAGCGCCTCGATCTCGCCTACCGGCTCAAACTCAACGACAATAGTAAAGTCCGTTTTGGACTTACTCACGATACCGTAGGCATCGGTTTCCTTGTCAAATGTCGCGTTTGTCGTGGTCAATACGACTCCTGCTTTTGAGTAGAAGGTTTGCAAATCATAGGTGATCTTGCATGGACCGCGAACGATGGTGGTTCTGTCAAATGTTGGCATAATGTTTTAGCGTGTTGGAGTTGTGTTTTGTAGCCCAACTGGGCAGTTGAAAGTGACGATTTGTTGCAACATCGGAGGCGTTGCGTCCTCTTGCATCGTGTTGAAAGTAAGCACTCCGCCAGTCAGCGCGTCGCCCTCGGTATCAACCGGCTTGTGATGATGCAGGATACGTGCCACCGCCTCGCCAATCTCAGTTGCGCTCGGCTTCGACATATTGCCAGCCTGTTGCCGCCATACGCTAGGAATCTCGGCGCACGTCACTGAGAACGTAGCAGAATCCATGTATGGACCGGGCGTGTCAGGCGATGATGCTTCGCTCTGTGAGAAGTTCACCATGACGAAAGCGCCAGCCTTGTTCATCGCGTTCTCAATCTCGCGGTCGATGTCTTTGTGATCCTGCACCAACACGGGAATAACCGGCACAGTGCGGAAATACGCATGATCCTTCAGCGCCTTCGCCATGCTTTCAACAATCTGACGAATGATGCTCATGGTGATTCTGAGAAGTCCATTATAGCCGATCCGCCGTAGCGAAAAGAACTGCCAGAAGTAGCAACAAAAGACTCGGCTCCGGTATCATCGCCGTCTGCATTGTTGTTTGCAAGGTCATCGAGGTAATTGTTCGCTTCTTCAACCGCCCTGCGTCGATCCTCGCCGTTGAACTCGGCAAGCGATGGGTATGAGTCTGTGAGTTCTTGACGTGCAAGAATGTATGCGTGCCGACGAGCGCCGGGCGGAACGTAAAGGTTTGTGTTGACAACTGGCGGCAATCCGCGCTTGCGTCGCCCAGAATTGACGCGAGACGCGATGTCCTGCGCAATGCTTGTCAGAATCTCCTCTGCTTTGTCCTCTGGCGTTGGGCATTCAGCAAGCAAACGATTGAACTCATCCGTGGAGAGCCTATCACGAAGCGCGGAATATGTAAGAGCAAGCCAAGCCATAGCGGTTTAGTTTTTAAGAATGAAGGCGGTGGGGGAAACTACCAACCCCACCGCCCTGTGCTTGCGTTCTAACTAGGTTAGAACAAAAGTTTTGCAACCATGTTACCGGTAACAGTGCCAGCGGATGAGGTCATTGTTTGAGCGATGCGCACATATCGGCGAGTGTTAGCGGGTAAGCGGAAGCGAACTTCCTTGGCTACGATACCAGCGCCACCGGAGCCGGTTTGAGTCGTGCTGATCGCGGGATCAACGGCAGCCCAAGAAGAACCGTCGGCGCTGTCTTGCAGTGCGTAGGTCACGACTTTGGTGTCGCTGATTAAAGCAGCGGTCGGAGCAGACAAGGAGAAAACAACTTTCTCGATGTCACCACCAACAGCTTGCTCCAGATCGAACGATGCGGTATTAGCACCACCCTGAGCGATAGCAACAGTGGAGGTGTAATTCTTATCTTGAATGTTTCGGTTGAATTCGAAGCTCATGATTTTGTATGGTTAGAATTAAGCGGTCAGGGTTTCGGTATCAACGATGGAATCGGTGATGATGATAGGGATTCCGAAGGATTCCGTTGGAACGCCGGGCAGGACGCCAGTGAAGGCTTCTTGCTTCGTGCTCGGCGTGGTATTCCGGCTGACTTGCAACTGGAACGCCGAACGGCGAGACATGAGCAGGTGAGTTGGACGCTCGCCAACTGGGAACTTGCTGAGAAGCTCGGCAATCTTGGCATCCGTGCAACCTTTACCGGAATCAGCGGTGCAATCTTTCAAGCGACCGATAGCGTGCTTGTTGACGCACTGGAAGCCGATCCAAGCGGTGAGGTCAGCGATGAAGGCTGCGTAGCGTTTGCTATCAGCGTCCACTGCGTCACCTTCGCGGAATGGCGAGAGGTCAAAGGTCGTGCCGTTGCCGTAAACGTATTGAACGCCAGTGTTGCCAGCTTTGATGGCGTAAACGGACGAGCCGGTGCCTGCGGTCGTTCCACCTGCGTCAACGATGATGTCACTTCCAAGAGCGGTCACCAGAGTTTGCAGACCGGCAAAGCCTTTCGACGAAGCGTTATCGCCGTAGATGGTTTGTGTTCCAACAGTGGAAAGAGCGGCACGCATCACGCCCATAGCCTCGATGGCTTGGAGAGCTTCTGGTCCGTCTTCGTAACCGCGAGCAACAGCCTTGTCCACCTCGATACGAGCGGAAAGAATGAAGCACTCAACCAGACGCTCAGTGAAGTTCGATTTCGTTGCATCCGTGCCTTCGTTGGCTTGACGGAATGCCACGCTCGGACGGCTGTTGCGGGTCACGGTCTTGTAGGACGTGCCGCGAATCGTGCGTGCTGGAATGGTTGTCACCTCAGGGGAGGCGCTGGCTACTTCCTCAATCAGACCGACGATGGGATCATGTCCGTTGAGCTTGGCAAGGTCTAACAGAGTTAGGTTGTTGGGCATAGTATTGTTTGGTTAGTGAGATTCGTTTTGTGCTTTGAACGCGGCTTCGACAAGTGCGATGCCTTTTAGTTCGGTTTGCTTACTGCCTTCCTCGGCTTTGCCAGCGAGAACAGTTTCGCCGTTCACGGGCTTGGCGGGAATTGCGTTGAGAATTTCGACGGCGCTCTTGTCGGCTTTGATTTGAGCCTTCCAGAATGCTTTGGCTTTGTCGTCTTGCGGAGCGATACGACCGGCTTGGACAGCTTCTTCGATCACGCTGTCAGCAGCTTTGTCCTCGATTTCGGCGAGTGATGCCTTCAAGGTTTCGACTTCGCCAGCGAGAGCGTCACGCGATGCAGTCACGGTTTCCAATTCGGAAGCGTAGTTAGCGGCTGCCTGAACAGCGTCGGCTTCCTTCTTCATGTAGCCAGCTTCGATCTCGGCGATCTTGCTTTTCATGGCTTCGATTTCAGCCTTGGCAAGCTCCATTGCCAGCGCTGGATCAACATCTTCGGAAACAAGTCCGAGTTCGATTAGTGGTTTAATGTCCATAGTGTTTTCGTTGTATGATGCTGCGATCTTTTCCATCGCCTCAAATGCAGGTTCGTTTACCAGTGAACCGATCTCGCCATGAGTCGGCAAACCCGCTGGTGTGCCGTTAGCGAGTAGAAAGTTTGGCGAAAAGTAGGAGTAGTCTTTGCCTTCGATGGCGCTCTTTCCTGCTTGCGTCCACTCGATGTCGAGAACAAGACCAACGCCAGGCTCATATCGAAACTCTTTCGGCAAGAATGATGCCGGACCGGCTTTGTGGTCGAATCCTGCGAATGGTCGCACGTTGCGTGCTTGTCGAGATTGCAGATCGCTTGCGAACGCAGCGAGGATCGACTCGTCGACCGTCACCTTGCGCTTGGCAGGCTTGCCGTTGACCGTAGCATGGATTTCATGCTCGCCTTCTGGAAGGTAGACAATGCTTTCAGCCAAGGCTTCTACCTCGGTCTGGAATGATGCACTGACAAGTTCGTTCGCCATTTCGGGTAAGAGATTAGCACCCGATTACTTTTGGCGATAAAGTTATTTTTGACCCTAGCTTTCTAGTTGCGCGATGATGCTTTCGAGAGCGCCATTAGCGAACGCATCGAGATAGGATTTCTCAGGCGGCAAAGCGCCTTGCCATGGTTTGTGAGTGACTGACTTTTTCAGCACGAACACCGGCTTGATACCAGTCTGAGAGTTTTCGTCTGCCTGTGCTAACACACCTTTGACAGCAAACAGTTTCGCGATGGTGCGGCTGTATGTCTTTGCCGTCAAGCCGTGCGCCTCTGGCACAATCGGAATCGTGAGGAATTTCTTGCGCTTTGCTGTGATTGTGCCACCTGTGACCTTGTGAGAAAAGCCAATCACGCCTTTGCTGCGCAGCGTCACGCCTGATCCGCTTGCTCCTGTAACTCCCCAACTGTTTGGAATGTGTCTCCACCATTGCGTTTTTCTACGTCCTGCGCCATGCGTCGGCAATGACGGGTTTTCCCACAGCGTCGATCCTTGGGAGTTGTAGTATTTCGTAACCACCTCTAGAGCATCTTGCGCCCCAGAGAGGATCGCAATCTTGCGAACTGTTGCGGATTGCAACTTGATCATCGACGCTTTGATCGGATCAATGCCGCTTGTGGTGATTACGACTTTCATAGTTCGCGTTCTAGTGACTTGACGATTGCCGCCCCGATCTCGTTTTCTAGCGATGTTTCAAACGCTCGCTTGTCTAGCTCGTAGAACATCTGAGGTATGCGTTCGATAACCTTCTGCACCTCGATCTGAAATGCGCCATCGGTCATGCGATAGCTTTTGTCGATCAGATCCGCGAAGACCTGATCGATCGGTGCGAGCCATTGCCCCGCTACTTCTCGCAGTTGCTCATTTGTCATTTTCGAGTTGCTTCAGCTTTGCATTCGCCCACTCTCTACCGGGATCGCCGCCCCATCCGTTCCACGCCTGCCAACCCTTGCCTTTCTCGTCCCATGTCTCGCCCTTCTTGTCTACCTCGTGACGCGCGAAGAATGAAACCATGCGCTTGACCGTCTCAGGCGAAAGTTCTGTGCGGTTTGCGATGTCGCGTGCGCGTGCGATGCCTACGGCTGTCATGCCTCGCTGACTTGCTGGCTTCTGCCTGCGGATCTCCAGAGCGTCTTGCGCTGCTTTCGCCATATCCTCTGTTGGTCGCAGGTCAATGTCAGCGCGTGCTGCCTGAGCAATCTCTGGAAGCAATGGTAACGGTTCCTCATTCTCGCCGAAAAGCGCCTCGCCTTCCTGTGGTTCTGGAATGTCTAGTTCATCGTAAAGCCATTTATTTGACACTGGCACGCCAATATCTTTCGTCACGATCTTGATGCGTTCCGCGATTGCCTTCTCATCCTTCGGTTTCAGAATGGCGATCTCAGCGTATGGCATGTCCTCGCTCGCTACGCTAGCGCCGTAATTCATGCGAACGATGGCAGGGATCAACTGCGTCGTGATGACTTGACCGATCCACGTTGCGACGGCTTGCAAGATGTCAGCGCGAACTGTCGCGTGAACGTCGCCAAGCGCACGGCTGCCACTGTCTCCCACATCTGTGGTGAGCGTCTGACCGAGCATGAGGATGTCGCACGCCTTGTCTGATTCGTTCATGAGCGCCACCTGCGGAAGCGATTCGCCGCCTTTGATGCCGTCCATGATGTTGAACTTAACGCCCGGACCAGTGACCGCATAGCCGCTTGTTCCGATGTTTTCGAGCATCTCCTGTGCCTTCTCCATCGCCTCGTCACTGCCGTCTGTCTCAGCGTGCCGCCAAGGGATCGAGTAGAGCTGGCTGTATTGCATAAACCAGCCCAACCCGTAGATCGCGCCAAGCCAGAATTTAGTGAGAGCGCGAAGGTTAGCGGAATGGATCGGATGACAACCGCCCTGCTGCCAGATAGCAATGAGGAACTTGTCAGGCGGGAAATCTTGCAGCGTGTCATAATTGACTCCTTGCGGCGCCATCAT